GTAGGTATAATCCGTGATTGAATACATCCTACTTCTGCAACTTTTTTTCCATCTGATGTAATAGGCGAACTTGAGCCTCTGCCTTCTCCTTCGTAGTATGCTTCGCATAGACTCGCTTTGTCTTCTCATTAAACACCGTATAGAAGGGCGACTGTGGAACCCTCCGAATGGCGTAGGGCATGTTCTTTCTTATTATAAATAAAATATTCCTAATAAGAAATGGCATCGGACTTATCCAGTATCTTCAAGGCTCATGACAAAGATGATGTGAGCAAGACAGATCCTATTCTCAAGAATACAAAAGGAAGCATCTCCATTATCAGCGGCAAAAAACGGACAGGGAAGTCGTCCTTGTGGCTGTCTCTCTTACAAAGCCCTAAACTCTTTGGAGGATACTTTGGCAACATCTTTCTGATCAGCCCGAGTCAAGAGGACAAAACAAAGATACTCCGAGAGGAACTGGATTCGGAGGGCAAGTATTTCAATGCCCTGACCGAGGCCAATGTGCAGAAGATTCTGGACTATATCAAGTCTGAACAGGCAAAACATAAGATGAAAGAGATGAAACTCAAAAAGAAACTACCACCCATATACAACCTTATCATATTAGATGATTGCGTCGCAGATCTGCCGAGAACTTTTAAAAAGAACTGTATCACCAACCTGTTTTACAATCATAGACACTACAATGCTTCTATATGGTGTGTTACACAGTCCTATAAGAATGTTGCTCCGAACCTGCGGAAACAGGCTGATCTACTGTATATTTTCCCGATGACAAACAAGAAGGAGATAGAGGCACTTCAGGATGATTGGGACATTTCCGACCAAACCTTTGATGATTGCTTTAGAGATGAATCGGATCATCCATTCTTGACCGTGAATCTGGTAGGCACAAAGCCTGTCTTCTTTCGCAAGATGAGTCGCATGGAATAACCGAAAAATAAAATCGCACCAAGTAGAAACATGCCTCTCGTTCAGTTCGTAGTCAGCTATGATGACCTCCTAAATAATGCCAATGAAACCACCAACGGCTTCACATCCGTTCCCATCACGGCAGGAACCACATCTCTCACTCCTGCTACGGTAGTTAGACAATGCAACCTATACGGAGGACGCTACAAAGCGAGAGTAGATGCACTCCATATTGAGTCGGGTGCCTACAATACGACGACCTTCGGTCAGAACCCCCAGTTGCTCTATATCAATTCATCGCTGTTCCACTTTCCAGCCTTGGGTCAAGCGTCTCTTGCTTTTTCTACAAATAGCGACAATGTGATGTCGGACATTAGCAGCCACCGTGAATTTGAGATTAATGCAATAAACGGTAATGTGGATCTGAACATCAGCCTTGCCCAGTTCGGACAAGCGATCAATGCCAACCCTGCGGCAGTGGTGGCACCTTTCACAATTGATAAGACGGCAACCTGGGGATCGGCACAGTTTGCCTACATCGTTCTCTGTCTCCAGTTGGAGCCATGCGATTCCAAGGCACTCTTTGGACAGTCCAAGGGAGCATTTGACCAGTAAGTTCATTAAAGTATCATCTTGATACATAAATGAAATAGCAAATAAAGGGGGGCTTTATCGCTTGACCTGGATGGTGCCATCCGCCTCAAATGCAACGAGTACATCGTAAATGACCACGATCGTGTTGAGGTATGTTGGTTGCGTAGAGCCATAGCCCGTCAGTTGGAGGTTGAGTGTCGTGACGGGTGTTCCTGCGAAGAGCGAAGCCTCATCATCAAATGAGGTCATGTCCCAACCAATCGCATAGAGTTGTTTAATCCACGGGTTAGAAGCCGAGGCCAGGGTATAGCCGCCCTGGGACGGTGAGGAGTAGATGACCGACCCCTGGAGATTGTGATGAAGAGCATTCTTAAGTCCTTGGAAGACCATGACGGGTGTGTCAAAGATCGCCGAGTTGATCTGATTGCCATCCACAAACACAATCGCATTGGTGCCGCTGCCCGATGTATCCGCCGTGTCACGGAAATATTGCAGTTGCGTACCTGCCGAGTAACCCGCACCGTTGCTTGGTAGAACGAAGGCTGCACGAACAGACGACGCATTCAGACCCAGCGAATACGATGTCAGAATGGAGGCTGGGACCTGAACATTGAGAGACGAGGTGAGGTTCATGATGAATGGGTGCGACTTGACGGCCATACGCTCCGCCTCCACATAAGCGGATGGTAATTCACAGGCCTGATACACGAGGAAGGTGTTGCTGACAGCGTATTCCGAAACGGAACCTGCACCACCCGAGGTGATGAACAACGCACGAGCCACCGAAGCAAGATCAACCTGAAGAGTAAGCGGGGCAGACAGAAGGTAGTTCGGGAAGTCCTGGGTGCTGGAGTTAAATGCCGACAGAGGCAGTGGCAGCACGAGATCAATGTAGGCCGAGGTCACCGAAGTGATCGTTGGGCCAACACCCACGCCGCACAGCAGAGCCGCATCACCCTGGAGATAAGAAGCGTTGCTGTTGTGAAGCAACATGAGGTTCATCATGTCGTTCGCATAATTGACCTGCTCAATGACGGCCGAGTTGGCACCGTATAGCGTAAGACGCTGAATCCACGAGTAACCGTTGCTAAACTGCGGAACCCATGAAGGGGCGGCTGGTGCAGCACCTGGACCCTGGAAGCCGGGTGTGGTGGCGGCGGCACCAGCAGCAAGACCCGCACCCGTAATCGTTACACGGCAGCGGAGAGCCATTGTGCCACGTGTAATGCTGTAGTTGCTCGGAGGGATGTTGAAAAGAATGACACCGCCGCTGCTCTGCGACTGCGAGGTGGAGGACACCTGGAAGATGCGGTTGCGGGTTTTGATCGCCTGTGCCGAAGAGTTGCTCTTCAGCGAGTTCGGGACATCCTGCGTCATATACGAATGCACCTCTTGGTTGAGTCCTGAGAAGTGAGTGGCCATTTTGTTCTATAATGGAAGGAGAGAAAAAAAGGCCGAGATTACTTCGTTGCTTTGTAGTAATTTCCAAAATCCAAATTATTCACCTCGGCGAGGGATCGCTGATTCTTCACTTGGCGGACGATGTCGGAGGGTTCGGAATCTCTCCACGAGGGCAATCCCTTCCCCCATCCATACATGAGCGACTCCTGCCCTCGGGGGCGTGGAGTATTCATGACAAGATTTGCATCCACCAGTTTCTTGCCCAGCATTCCACTGGGCTTCGGGACAGATCCTTTAAAGTTGGGATCACGCTCATTCACCTTTTCTTGACGAAAGTCGTGCTTTACCGTATTCGCAGCAAATGGGTTCCAAGAGCGATGCTCTTTGCTTCCATATCCGTGACTCATTCTATACAGGTGTAGGTATTTCTTTGGCTTCTTTCGCCTCTGCTTGATTGACCTGTTTCTTTTCTTGTATCTCCTTCTCCAACCGTTCCTTTCTATCAAGAAGATCCCGTAGGAGATTGTCTCGTTCTTGAATAATAGATTTGGGGATCACAGCGACACCCTCTCCCAGTTTGTCCTGATAGGCGTTCGTTGGTTTCAATGACACTTCATCAATCTGCACAGAGACTCCGTAATTCACACCCTGTAAGTCCAACGTATAACTGGTGCTAAGATTATCCGAGACGTATAAGTTGAGATCGGAAAGAAACTTGTTACTAATCATAGACTTCTGGTCGTTGCGGTAATAGATAATGCTGTTAGGGAGCGTGGTGACAGGAATCTTTGCAACCACATCGGAATTTTGATAGGTTTCAACGATGGCTTCATAGTTATTTTGGAACTTGAGCGTATCGGAGCGGATATAGACAGAAGTAATGGGATTCACCATGACTTTGCTGGTGCTGATGGCGGTGGCCGATGTTCCAAATGTAGTATCCACTTGTCCAAAGCCGTTCATGATGCCAAGAACATAACTTTGAGAGAACTTGAGCGTAATGGCAACCGTAAAGGCCAAACCCGTCATGGCCATTGTGACGAAACCTGTATTGGGATTATAGGTGAAATTGAAGTTCGTGGCAGTGATCGTTGAACCAGGCCAATTTGCCAGGATATTGGCTGTCAAAGAGGTGGCCAATTGAGTTTGAAGTTGATTGATATTGTAGTTTCCCGTCGGGATATTCATGTTTGTGCTATTGAAGTTGTGTCCTCCAAGTGAATCTGTATAACTATACGGCAAATTGCAGTTAGTAGAATTGACCTGTGAAAAACTGTAAGGAAGTTCAACCATGGGAGTGCTGACCAGAAAACGGTTGTTCGTATTCGTAAGAACGATCGGAGTGGTAAAACGCCATACACAGTTATTAGAGTTCCCCGAGTTCGCCTGTCGGGTATTCAAATAAAGAGTGTATGATTTAATTATCTCCATCACTTTACTTAGGGTTCCTATTTCTTTTTGCACGTTTCTCCTTGTTTCTTTCTTCCCATTCTTTATTAGATAAATGTAATTTTCTGCCAATCATTTTTATAGGTTATAGGTAGATATGGCATCAACGAATGGCCTTCAAAACAATGCTTTGATCGTCAATACCATTGATGGTCTCCAAACGATCTATGCAACATCTATTTATGATAATGGAGTGCTACTGACTCCAGGCAACTACGTCCCATACACGGGTGCCACGCAGGGTGTCAATCTCGGTGGTCAGCAACTCCAAACCTCTTATGTTCCGAATGTTGGATCCGATGTCTGTAACAAGGCCTATGTGGATGCGGGAACGGGCGGCACCATCGGATATGTCCAACAATACTTTGTGCCATACAATGGTGCCAACTCAGATACTGATCTTGGGTCAAAGAATATCAAAACCACCCATGTTCCTACAGGGACAAATGATCTCACCAATAAGAACTATGTAGATGCAGGGCTTGGAACAAAAGTCCCATACACAGGAGCCGTGTATGATTTGAATCTGGGGTCGCAGAATTTATCAGCAGCAGTGATTACAGGAACACAATTCCTTTTATCAGGAACAGCCCCTACTCCTGCTCGTGTCGCAGGATATGATACAACGGGCTTATACTATCTCACCACACCTGCAACATATCTTACCAATCTCACGAGTGATCCGCAGACGCAGATCAATGCGAAGTTCAATTCTTCGGGTGGAACCATATCGGGCAATGTCAGTCTGACAGGAACGAACAATATTACACAGGCCTACAATGCTCTGACCTCGGATACGACGACACTTGTTAATCGTCAAACAATGGATTCAGCGATTGCGGGATTAGGGGCGGGTATTCTCAATCTCAATAACACATGGACAGGAACCAATACATTTAACAATACGGTCAGTTTAACATCTGTTGCGACGGCTGCAGCCTCCTACACATTAGGATTAAACACCAGTAATCAAATCGTCAAATATGTTCCACCCACTTGGATTGGTGGATCCATCACAACTGGATACATTCCATACGCAAGTGCAGCGAATACCTTAGCAGACTCTCTACTATACAAATCAGGCAATAACACAGGAATCGGCACAACATCACCAGCGGGACGCTTCACAATCTATGCAACCTCAGCCGCTGATGCTGACCGTTTAACCAGTTTGGTGATTAATACTTACCGAGCCGGTATTCGCTTAACAAGTAATGCGACGGCAGGGTGTGATTGGAACATGTATGTAGAGGCAGCAGGTGGAAGCCCACCACAGGACGCTCTATGTTTCTATAATCAAGGGACGAGTCAATTTAGAATGGTAATAACACGAGATGGAAATGTTGGTATAGGAACTGAAAACCCTACTGGTAAATTAACAGTATCATCAACAACGGCAGATTATACAAACTCTCTTGTAGTCAATACTGCGTGGCCGTCTATTACATTAGATGGAACAGGAACAACAGGAAGGAAGTGGTCTATTCTCAATGGTGGAACAGGAGCTGGTGTAGGTCAAGGTAATTTTGGTATTTTTGATATAACAGGCAGTGCGTATCGTTTATCCATTAATAGTTCTGGAAATGTTGGAATTGGAGTAGATACACCAACATATAAATTACAGGTGGCTGGAACTGGTCTATTTGGCTATATCGCAGGTTCTAAAAAGGGTATATTTATAGCGAATGAAGATAGTTATGGAACAACTCCGTGTATTCAAGGTGTATCATCTGGATTAGGGACTAATTCTATATCTCTAAACCCAGGTGGTGGAAATATCGGTTTAGGAAGAATAACTGCAGATTTATGTAGGGTAGAAAGTCAAACCTCCACTCTAACAGCTTATAGTTCCTTCTACATCACACCAGGACCTGCTACTACCTTTTTCCCTGTTGTATTTAATACCAATGCTGCACACGATACAGGACAAAACACTTGGAAAATTACAGTTGCCCGAACAAGCGTTCATCAAGATGCTACGTGGAGAGGTTCGCTCATGGCGGAGTTCTGGGGTAATTCTTCCGTATGGGGTAATGGTGCGGATAGTTTCTCATATCAAATTGCGGGAACAACGAGTGGAGCAACGTATAACTACTTTGTAGGAAACGCAGCAGTTGATTTTACTAGTGGTTGGCTTGTCGTCTATCTTCGTGGTGGAACAACCTACCAGTATAGCTGTAAAGGTGCGTCTCTCTATTACTACCCCTCATCAAGTCCGTTCGTAAGTTATACCATTCCAGCGGGTAATAATACCGTTCTCTATGCTACGAATACACCAACTGCACCATTCACTAATACCTATCTACAATATGATAGTTTTACAGGTTTATCAACTTATACCAGTGCGAATTCTGGAACAGTATTATCGCCACTTATCAACCGTGTGGGAGGGGGTGTAAGACTCTCACTTATACCTACAAACGGAGATCCCGAATATGGTTTTGCGTCATATCAGACAAGCGGTAATGCGGGTGGAGCCACTTATGTGAATGCTATATCTAATACTCCTGTGACTGATTATAATCCTGGAACTTGGAGTGCGAAAGGTTATACGCTATTTACACCCACGCTTGACCCTGGACCGAATAGATGTGGTCTTGGGATTGGTTCGGCTGGAAACGGTGCAGCTGGTGTGTATGGGGACAATTACATAACCTCTCTAACACCAGGTATTATCTGGACGAACTTATGGATTTCCGCCCATCAAACCCTCATACGATATGACGGCACTCTTGTAGCCTATTCTGTTGCGGGTGGATGGGTAAGTGTCTCGGATGAGCGAGAGAAAGAGGACATCAAGGACTTGAAAACAACTCGGTCATTACAGCGTATCTTAGCGTGTAGGCCCAAGTTTTATAAGCGTAAAATCTATGAAAAAGAAGACGGAACGCCTGTCTCACAATCAACAAAGGAAGCCGTGCATATTGGCTTATTGGCTCAAGATGTTTTACAGCATAATCCACACTGTGTAAGCACATGGGAAAACACGCAAACTGATGATGAAGACAAATCACGCTATGGTATTAATTATGGCGATTATACGATTCACCTGATCGGTGCAGTCCAGGAGCAACAGAAGCAGATTGATGCACAGGCCAAACAGATCACCAATCTCCAGGAGCAACTCTCTGCCCTGGCTACGCAGTTCTCTGCCTATATTTCTGCTGTCCATGGTCCGAGCCAAACTTCTCGCTCTTAATTTCTCTGCCTAATATACGATGTCTCAGCCACCCCTTCCGAGTGTGATCAATCAGATTGCGTCTTCGGTTGCGAATGTTGCGAACTCGGTCATTCACCAGCCGTTGGTAGAACCCGATGTAGGAGAGAAGTTTCTTGTTCTTATTTCTAAGGACTTGGCAGAAGATGAACTGGCTGCTTTTTCAGAGTTTGGCAAAGTCGGTATATGGAAGGAGTCGTTTGTCAATATCCCTCTTGCCGAACTCCAACCTTGTGACTACCGAATCGTGGATCTCCGTATCAAAGCCGCTCGGTTGCAGTTGGGTAAGGAAGACCTCACCAAATGGAATGTTGTCCATTATGTGTCTTGGGTTCAAAAGGTAGAACAATACATTGAGCAGATTCCTGGTAATGTTCTAACGAGCATTCCACGACAGGCCGCCAATAAGGAGGACTTTGATCGCCAGTTGATGAACCCGAAGATTGTGTCACCGTCCCTGATTAAAAGCATTATCCGTTTTTTCGTGGGGTGCTTCAGCAAGTGAGTGAGTGGTTAATTGATAATGCTTGGACTACCATCAAAACATATATCATATCTCACTACGGCTGGAGCATAAGCCCGATTATCTTAGGAGCATTAGTTAGAATACTATGAATGAAGACCCTTGGGAAATTGCAGGAGCAATGTTGTTATATGCAGTTGTGATACACGCTGTGTTACATTCATTTATGCCTGATATACCACATGGAGGTTTCTTGACTCAATGATCTCACATAGCCGACGTAGCCGCATGGTCAGCACTTCAATCTCTGAATCCTTACGACGTAGTAATTCATTCTGTGAATCAATAATGAATTTGAGTTCCTGGATTTCTGTAAGGGGGGGTGGGTAATTGTATTGGAAGTCTGGATCTTGTAAGTCAAGGATGGCAAGTTGGATACGGTCTTCCAATGAGAGCAGAGGGGGGTTGTCCGGGATAAACATCTATTGCTTGAAAAGAAAATGTTATACGGTAGATCATCGCCACGCTGATTCGTATTCTTATTGATTTATTTCTTTTACAAGAATATAGATACAATGGGTGCAGCAGTTTCAGCATTTGGCAAGTTTGTAGCAAAAGCGGTCATTACTGCGGGTGGAGCCATGGTCCCTGTTATTGGTGGTCCCGTCGCATCGTGGATCAACAGCAAGTTTGCTGTTGGCACGGCAGGAGCGGGAACGCTGCCGATCGGTGTGAAGATCCCAGAGGGAGTGGATATTAAGAAGATCAACACTCCTGCCCAGTTGAAGGCGTTGGTCCGTGCCAACCCTGATGAGGCGAAGAAGGCGGGTCTTACGGTGGAGATGATTGATAAGGAGGTGGCGGAGGCCAAGGAGCAGTCCAAGGCGGTGGGCGGCAAGGTCAAGGTGGTTGGCCGTCGTGTTGGCATCCCCGAGGCCACGGAATTCGGCAAGGTAAGCAAGGCGGTAGGTGGTGATGTCCCGAAGCCGAAGAAGGAGCGAACGGCGGCTCAGAAGGCTGCAACGAAGCGTATGCTGGAGGGTCTCAAACGCCACAAAGAAGGTAAAAAGAAAGAATAATTATCTATCCTCTTATAAATGCATAAACTGTATGACAAAGAGGATTTGAAGAAGTTGAAGGATTCTAAGCCTGTTCCCATTATCGCTCATACACATGAGGTGATCGTTCCCGTTGTGTATTCAGGAATGGTGAATCGTTTTTTGGAAAAGAAGGGAGTTCATTTACCTTTGACGCATCATGAATTAGCGGACATGAAGCGAGAAGCGGGAACTCCTGGATATGCGAAGGGTTCCAAGGACTTGAAAAAGAAGAAGAAGAAAAGAAAGGGAACTGCAAAGGCGAAGCCCAATAAGATTCAGATTCGTGCGACCGGTCTAATCCCTCCTCCTCCATCACGAACCCAACTGTTATACGACCAACTGAGACCAGACCATTATTCAATGGTCCGTCCATTGGTTCAGCCTGGATACGTTCAACCTCCACAGATTCCTGATTACAAGAAAGAAGCCGATGAACACTTGAAACGGGAACAGGAGGCCATTACTCGCTACAGAAAGGAAATGGAGCAGAAGATGAAAGACCAAATGAAACAATTAGAATTGAATGAGAGTCTATGGGAAGAAGCCAATCGTCCATTGCGACAAGATGACTCCCAACTCCCGCTGCGTCCTGCAGAGGTATTCGGATCTCCAGATGGGAAAAAGCCTGGCGTGATAATTGAGGAGGAGGAGGAGGAAAAAAAGCACGAGAGTGTCAGACAGCCTGAAGTGCCGCCACCGATCATGCCGCAGCCTGAGACAAACCCTTTAAAGATGAATGAGGCGGATTTATTAGAACGCATGAGAACACTGATTTCACAAGGAGCATTCCATATACAGAAAGATGGCAAAGAAGTAACGGATGATGCCTTGGCGAAGGCATTAGATAGTATGATTGATCTTCCAATCGTTGATCGCTGCTTGGCATTGTGGAAAGTGCGTTTTAATGCCAAGCAAAGAAAACCCGAACGACTTGCAATGCTAGTAGCGTATGTTAAACAGAACAGTAAAACGTGGCCACCCCCCATGAAGAAGCCAATATTGGGAAAACTATCAGCGGAAAAATGATCCGTCACTCCTCCTTCTTAACATATAACTTGGCTTGTTCGGTGCTATGACCCATCGCTGCTGCAGTTTCCTCCAACTGCTTCATAAGCGGTGCGGACTTCTCCGTGATGTAGATGTGGCGTAGTTGATTGACGGAGATGCTCTTACCAAAGACGCTATTCAGGATCTTCGTCATGCCTGAACTGGTAATCTCATTGCCCATGTAATCGGAAAACAACAGATCCTCATTGTGAAAGGGAATCCACTTTCTCAATAGCATCTCTACCGTCTTCGGAACCTTCTCAATCTGTAGTCCTGTGAATTTGGCCGTCTTGTATTGCCGGAAATAGAAGTGGCCCTTCTCATAGAAATTATCTTTTGACTTATCGTAGCCCTTGACTTTCATCTTACAGAAGTCCATTGCACGGCGTGGCGGCAGCAAGACATACATTGCGAGGATAATGTATTTCTGAAGGAGGAGAACTTCCTCTCGTGATGGCTTGGCCTCCTTCCAAATGTATTCTGTTTTCTTCTTTAATTTCTCCAGGTGGTCTTCAATCTCTGCCCAAGAGATCCAGTTCTCTCGCTGCGTATCGGTCATGGTGTGTTGCTTTTGAATAGCATTGTATTGGTGAGCATCGGCAATCATCTGAGTGCGATAGGCATTCTGAACAACGCCCTCCGTAAGGGCAACCAATGCAGATAGGATTGTCTTTCTAACATTGAACTTGACAGACTCCAAATGCTCCAGCACCTTCTTGTATTCGTGGATGAAGTAGTGATGATCAAACTCTTTATCACCTTGGAGATCACGATAGATATTCTTCAGAATGTTTGTGTAAGTGCGAATAGAACTGTCGGAGAGTTTTGGGCGATTCTCTTTGATTTGCTTGACACACTTTTCCATTTCTATTCTATAAATAGGAAATAATAGTTAAGAATAATACACTTTGATAAATAAAAACTCTATAAATGGAAATTTCTTGATGTTTTCTGTAAATAGAGCCTCTGGATACAGGATATAAAAATTTTTATATGCTAGAACTAGAGGCTCTATTTACAGAAAACATCTAGAAATTTCCATTTATTGCGTGTTTATCGGATTTTACAGATATTGCCGCCAAGTTTTCACTCTCTATATTTTCTCTTTCCGAGTAGAATGAGTTTGCACGGAGGCATCAAGGGTGAGCATTGGGGTCAAATCCGACATGCACCCCCCCACATGGGCATCGGCGGTGACATCTTGAACTGGCTGCTCGGTTACGAATCCACTCGTTTCAAACAGTTCCTCAAGGCACATGGTCAAGAAGCCATCACATCTATTAAGGTGGGGCGTGTTCCCATCAGTGCTGCGGTTCGTCTTGGCTTTGACATCTTAACTGCAGGAAAGTTTGAGGAAGCCCACAAGAAGTTAGGTGTTGATAATTTCTTTCATCTCTACTTGATTATCAACGATAAGTATCAAGTAGAAAAGAATGATACGGTGAATGAGAAGGCATGGTCGCACGGTGATAAGGAGGAAGTCCTTCAAGTCTCAGGAGCGATCAACAAGACGATCAACGAATTGATCCAAACGGCGGCCAAGGGCGACGAGAAGGCCTTTTGGTTAGACTACCATCCATTGACGGCAAACTGTCAGCAGTGGCTCTCCAAGGTGTTACGCAAGAATGGCCTCTTGACTTCGGAGGTGAGCAAGTGGGTCAATCAGGACATGGAGGCGTTGATCAAGGAACTCCCCCATGGCACTTCCGAGAAGTCCAAAGAGATTATGGATCTGACTTCATACATTAACCGGATTGTGCAACTTACTACGGGGGGTCGTGTTGGTTTCGCTGTCGGGAGTGAAGACCTCATTGACGGGAAGGACTTGGTTCGCCCAAAACGAAAGCGTTTTTTCAAACCCCGCCGCTACTTGTAATGCCTGAAAGGTTAGTTCTGGTTTAACATCTATTTGCTTTGACACCGTCTGTAAGCCCTGTGTCATATCAATAATCCCAGAAACAGAACTTCCGTTTTCCGTATGTTCTGTTTTAATGGTCGCCGTAGCATCTTTAAAGGACTCGTAGGCCTTTTGTAGGCCATCTTGTGATACGGCAGGGGTCTTCCAAAGGGGGATGTTCATTCTGAATCTGCTGAAGAAAAAAATCAGATTCAATAATTTCTCCACTCAAAAGTAGAGAACCATGGCTGATCTATCCTCCGACTCCAGCGATTCCGACAGCGATCTTGATGTCCCGCAAAATACAGTAGAAAATACAGATTCCCAACTTGATCTAAATACAGTTAATGACTGTATTAGGGAGTATGAGAAGGAGCAGAAAAAGGAGCGTAAGAAGCGATTTGATGCAGGGGTAAAGACCGAGAATGTGATTGTGGATGAATCTGATGGGTTCCTTGCCAAGATCAAACTGACGGCTGCACAGGCCAAGAAACTGGCGGCTAAGGAGCGGTCTGAAAAGCAGAAGCAGCAGTTGGCGGAACTGAAGGAGAAGAATCGCTTAGCAAAGTTGGAGGCCAAGAAGAATCTGGATCTACGAACGGACAAGTCCAAGCCAGGGGTGGCCATTCCTGTGGAGGCTCCAAAGAAACCGAGGGGTCGTCATGTGGCGAAGCCGAAGCCCGAGCGGTCTTTAAGTCCTCAGGAGGAGTCTGAAGAAGAGGAGAAGCCGAAGAAGTATCAGGCGAGGAAACCGAAGATGGAAGAGGACGAGGAGGAGTTGGAACGCAAGGTGGAGAAACTCAACAAGTTGAACCAGGTGATAGAGTCCAACAATCCATGGTTGGCTCGGATCCTGGAGGCACGTCGCAAACACTAATATGGTTCTTCTCTTTTTCAATTGCCCGTACCCATCGCTTTCTCCATGCTACCAGAATAGGCGGTAGTGGTTTAGTGCATTTCTTATCAAACTCCTTGAGTTCTGCCTCCATGTCTATCCTATACAGCGAAAAATCCCTTTACGTTTGATCGCACCTGGATACCGTCCAGTAGGGATACCGTCCAGTAGGGATACCGTCCAGTAGGGATACCGTCCAGTAGGGATACCGTCCAGTGGGGGTAGGAGGGTTGGTGGGGGATGGGGGTGCCTTTTTTTATTCATTGGCAAATATTTTATCATCGGCGGGAAATCCCGCCGATGATTCCTTTTTTTTTGCCATGGATTTGATTTTTAACCCCCACTACCCCCACTACTGTATAATATATATTACTTTAATGTTTAGAAAATCAGAAAGTAATACAAATAACGTCAGTGGGGGTAGTGGGGGAGGGGTTAAATTATCCCCCCACTACCCCCACTGAACGGTACCCCTACTGGACGGTATCCCAACTGGACCTAAAAAAAAGACCTATAAACCGTTAGGCTTATAGGTCTTTCAACATAATAACTGATTAAACAGTTAGAGGTGCATACCAATTCTTACCATCTCTGCTTTTTCTCTGAAAAGAATTACCAATTAAATGAATGATTTTCTTGCAGAAGGATATAGTATTAAGAGCATGAGGTAGATTATTATCAATACAGTAGTTTCGGTACTGTACAAAAAGGTCAGATGCATTAATCCAGTCAGATTCCTTTCCTTCTTTTATGGGAAGAGTCCATTGTTCAAAGAAGATTTTTTCAGATGACTTAGCTAGTGCTTTCATTTCCTTTTTTGCGGCGGTTTCAGGGAATTTAGTAGGATTAAAATTAACGAGATCAATGTTCTCTAGATATTCACCAATGGATTTAAGAAATGCTGGTTGTCTAATTTTAGCATAAATAGCAGTCCAATCAGCATTCAAGAGTCTAGAAGATGGTGTAATAAGATTACCACGGCGGTCTGATTCACTTGTTTTAAATGGTTCAGGTTCATTAGTAGTCATCCATATATTACCAAGATTAGGAACGTCATAAGGCTTCATATTCTTAGGATTAAGTTTAATAGTATCAGAGGTAACTAATGCTTTCAACTGACCATCTTTAGCTTTATTCAAGTGAGAACAAGCCTCCTCTAGATAGACAAAGATAGCACCTTCACGACCAGTATCGTGTTTATCCCAGAATTGTTCTGTATCAGTATAGTGTCCAGTATGAGTAGAACCAATCATGTCTTTAAGAATAAGCATAACAGTATCTTTACCAGTACCTTGAATAGGTGATGCAAAAGCAACCATAACTTTAGATTTTGATAAAGGCTGTTGGATCATACGAGCCATAAGTCTAAGAACGTGATCATACACAACGTCTTCATCGCCAGAAATAGCTTGTACCAAATCAGTGAATAATGCAATAGAATCAGAACGCTGATATTCAGTAGGTGTAACATCAAAACGCTGATAAGCGAACCCTTTGAATAAAGACATTTCATCTGGTAAGCAATCTTCAGGCATTTTTGCAACAAAGCGACGAATGGTACGACGATTAGAATCAGGAATCCACATGTTGATAAAAGAAATTTCACCTTTACGAGTATCTACTTTAAGGGCGTTAAGGGCAATCCTAGCATGGTCTAGAGTAAAGTGAGAAGAACTGCCATCTTTATTAATACGAACAATCATATTGGCTGGTTCAAAGTAAAAATGATCAACTTCAAACACTTTCTTCAGACGAAGATATGTATCAGTCATCGTTTCATCTTTTGACTTTAAAATGCTATCATCAATATCACGAACCATTGGTTTAATGACAAGAGACATAGAATAGCCTGTCTTCTCTTTAATGAACTCTTCTGCTCCACGTAATAGTTCAGCAGGGAACTTCTCATCTTTATGCAATTTACGAACCATCAAACCATCGTATGCAAGTCCATCTACAGAACGCCCCTTCTGAAGAAAGTAGGAATCAATTGCATCAAGACACTGACGCTCTTCTGTTTGAGCAATGTACGATAGAAAAGCCCCGCCCTTATTCTTCTGCTTCAACCGATCAACTGCCTCATAAAGAGTCTTATGCTCGTCTTTTAGTAAAGTAGTGAGAACATCTAGCTCGGTTTGAAACTTCTTAAAGGCAGGGATTTCAGCACCATACATAAGAGCAATCATGGTGTTCTTGGCTTCACGACGGGTATAAGTAATACCCTGAGATGCATAGAACTCTACAATTTGTTCTAAGTATTCTTCACGATTGTTAATATACTCTTCAAGTTGAACACAAATAAAACCCTTCTTACGTCCGAGTTGGGATAAGATAGTTGGATGACAGTTAGTCATATCAATATCGTGTTCTGTATCGCCATAGAGATTATTACGATAATTGTAATCAAGGTACTCACCGCTACCACAATCACCATAAATACGACCATATCCTAACTTGGCAATGCTGCAGTCCTTATCTTTCTTATCAATCTTAAAATTGTACTTGGTTGGAAATTCGTTTAGACCGACAGTCTTATCCTGAATAGAAAGGAGATGACTCAACTGACTCTTATCAATCTTATCCTTATTATCAAGGAAGTGGCTAAGGATGCGGACGTTGTAAGGTTGGCGACGTTCTCGGTGTAGGTTGCTCATCTAGGATTGCTTCTACTATAGTAATCCAAAATAATCTTTAGACCTTTACCGGACACACTCAGGTCGGATTTTCTACCGGGGGGTTTTTGCGTGGTCTTCCCCGAGGGCGTTTAGGGAGTTCCACTTTAGGTGGTTTAGGAGGAGCGGGATCTCGTTTAGCTTTATAGTACCGTTCATACTTACCTTTTTGTCTTGCTTTCTCTTTAGCAACCCAATGCAGTGCATACATAATATCCGCTATTGTAGTACCATCATCAAGGATTTGAATCTGATTTCCAACGGTGTCAATGATATCAATCGGCATTCTCTTTACTTTACTATAGATTTAAAAGGTTTAAATCTTTTACCGGAAGAGAAAAAAGATAGCCGCCGCCTTCAATTTTTTTTGGGGTTTGAATTCAATACTCATCAGGGGGCAGTGGAAGTTTAGATCGTTCTGCAGCGAAATACCACTCTAACAGGCGTTCGGGAGTCATCGTGTGACGACCAGGTGGTAGGATCCTGGGTTGCTTCTCCTCTTTACTTGGTTCAATGATGACTCTTCGCTTTTCTCGGCCATACGGTTTCCACCACCGATATGCCCATTCCAAGAAGAACATTCTACCCTTACCATAGCAATTCTCTCGCCAGTCTCTCACCCTCTGTCTGCTGAGTGTGCCGTAAATGATAGAGCCGTCGTCGCTCGTCAGCAAAGGCCTTGCCAAGATTCGCTTGGAGAATATCTTGCCCTCTGGTTGTTATGGTAGTGGTAAAATGATTTCTTTGGCTTTCAAGTATCCATACTTACAAGCCTTCGCTTCCTGTTCTGTGTTAAACATACCTATCTCATAATTTCCAGCACGAGCATACCATTTTCTCTTCGTAGCATCAAAACCAACTCCTAATAAACCATCACGGTTAAGCATATTGTCTTGTTGTGAAAACCAACGCAAGTTTTCAAGTTTATTGTTCTGTTTGTTCCTATCAATATGATCTATGTTTCGCAGATTATTAGGATTCGGTAGAAAAACTTCACCCATTACTCTATGGATATTTATTTTTCCTGCGGTTCTTCCAGCAGAAAAATATAAATATTCTGTTTTTTTATTAAGGCATAATTTACACATAACTTCTTTCGTTTTTAGTTTCTTCTTCACTTGTCCTTCCTTATTGATATAATAAGAAGGGTATTTTGTTTCTATCCATTCGTCCATTGTTGGGTTTGTCTTATAGTTATATATACCGACATTTCTTTAAGTAGTTTAATTAACTTAAAAACAAAATCTTATAAGTAGGTATAATCCGTGATTGAATACATCCTACTTCTGCAACTTTTTTTCCATCTGATGTAATAGGCGAACTTGAGCCTCTGCCTTCTCCTTCGTAGTATGCTTCGCATAGACTCGCTTTGTCT